AGTGGCGAAACGCGCTGCGGAGTCCCAATCAGAAGTGATCGAGCTGTGCCGTGCACTGACGAACGGTTCCGCATGGAAGAAGATCGCCGAACTTCTCAAAGGGTTGAAGGATCAGGACCCAGAGAACATCCGCCGTGCCGTGTTGGGGTACTGTCAGGCCATTCTGCTTAGTGGGCAGCAGAATGACCGCGCCGCGCAAGTGATGCAGGAGTTTATGGAACCCACCTACAACACTGGCTTCCCAGGGGTGGTATTGGCGTGCTATTCTGCCCTTTTTGCGGAATAGCCTAACCGAAACGCCCCCACCCGTCTATAATAGGGTCGAGAGGGAAACGCAATCAAGGAGGTTTCAATGGAGGAATTGGACTATGTAGCCGACATTAGCATCGACCCCACCGCACTGGATGTGGAGTGGCTCCGGCAGGCGGACCTGATGCGCAAGTATGCGACGCACGCCGCCGCGACGAAGATGGCCATGGACGAGGCGAAGGAACGGCTGGACGTCGTGAAGGCCCAGCTGGACCGCGACATTCGGAAGGATCCGTCACAGTTCGGCTTGGACAAGGTCACCGAGACCGCCGTCCAGAGCACCATATTGCTACAGGAGGCGTACACGCAGAGCAACCAGGTCTGGGCGGAAGCACGCTATGAGAACGACATCGCCAACGCAGCGGTACGAGCAATTGAACAAAAGAAGACGGCCTTGGAGAACTTGGTCCGGCTGCTCACGGCATCCTACTTCGCCGGCCCACAGGTCCCTCGGGACGTGGCGCGGGAGTGGCAGGAGCGCAACGAACGCCGAGAAAACAACGCCCGCGTCCGTATGACGCGGCGTACCAAGCAGCAGAGCGCGTAACGTCGTCCCTCATCACACCTACAGAGGAGGATCAGGAATGGCATTGCGGAAGAAGGGCACCAAAACATCGTTCAAAGGCGCGGTCGCGCGCAATGCGGCAAAACAGAGCCGGAGCGTGCGCTATTCCCACCTGAACCTGCCCAAGGGCGTTGAGATGTTCGAGGTGGAGCCCAAGACGCGGATCAATTTGGACATCATGCCATATGTCGTGACGGATGAGAACCATCCGGACCGGGACGACGAGTATGGCATCGCCACCCCCGGCACGTTGTGGTACAAGCGGCCTTACTGGCGCCACTCCGGGGTTGGGGTAAACAACGAGACGGTCCTTTGCCTCCAGACGTTCCGGCAGAAGTGCCCCATTTGTGAGCATCGCGCCCAGTTGTTACGAGAGGGGGCGGACTGGAACGATGAGACGGTGCGCGCCCTCAAGAACTCCATGCGCAATCTGTACGCCGTGATCCCGCGCGGAAGCAAGAAGTTCGAGGAGAAGGTCCACATCTGGGACGTGAGCCAGTTCCTCTTCCAGGCCAAGCTCAATGAGGAGGTGCAGGAGGACGAGGAATACGAGACGTTCCCCGACCTTGAGAACGGCTTCACGCTACAGATCCGTTTCAGCGAGGGCCAGCTGGGCACCAACCGCTTTGCGGAGACCTCCCGCATTGACTTCAAAGAGCGAGAGCCCTACGACGAGTCCATTCTCGATGAGATCCCCTCCCTGGACGAGATTCTTGAGATGCCCTCCCAGGAGGCTATTGAGGCGCTCTTCTTTGGGGGTACCCTGCCGGAGGATGACGAAGCGGAATATGCTGCCCAGTCCCGCCGCTCCGGGCGTGGTCAAAGTGTACGCCCCGTAGATTTAGACGATGATGATGACGACATCGACGACGACGTGGATGAGGAGGAGGACGCCCTATTTGACGATGAGGAGGAGGAGGAGTACGCCTCATTTGACGATGAGGAGGAGGAGGAGGACGAGGAGGAGGACGAGGAGCCGGAGGAGGAGCCCGAACCGCCCAAGCGCGCCCGTAAGGCCGCCAAGAAGGAAGCGCCCGCCAAAGCTGCGACCCCTGCGACACGTACACGCAGAACCGCCAAGAAGACCCGATGCCCCCACGGGTACACCTTTGGGCAGGACTGCGACAAGTACGATGAGTGCGATGACTGTGATATGTGGGAAACCTGCCTAGACGCTTCTGAGTAGGCGGGAACCGCACCACACAAACCTGTTGTACTGCCTCTGGGGCCTTGCCATACAAGCCCCAGAGGCGTAGATAAAATGATCAGGAGCGAAATGGCAGAGCCGCTGCGGGTACGACGCAGGAAGAAGACCGCCGAGAAGCTGAGCGACCAATTGGAACGGAAGCACCAAACGCAGGAGGAAGCCCCCCTCTATACCACGGGGTATGACGGCTCTGACACCACCGTCATAAGCACTGGGTCCACCCTATTGGACCTGGCGATCTCTGGGGGACGGTTCCGGGAAGGGGGCATTCCGGCAGGCATCCTCGTGGAGATCTTTGGCCCCTCCGGCACTGGCAAGACGGTCCTATTGTGTCAGATCGCCGGCAACATCCAACGAAGGAACGGCCGGGTGATGTTCCACGACCCGGAGGCCCGGCTCAACAAGCAGTTTGCGAAGATGTTTGGTTTGGACTTCCCGGAGATCGAGTATACCGTCCCAGACACCGTGACCGAGGTGTTCAAAGGGGTCCGGGCATGGATCCCGCCAGAGGACGCCACTGATGGCGCACCACTGTATGGGGTATTCGCGGACTCCCTTGCGGCGTTGTCCACGAATCTCGAGATGGACAATGAGGCGGGGGACAAGATGGGGATGCGGCGGGCTAAGGAGTTCTCCGAAGAGCTGCGGAAAACCTGCCGGATCATTACGGCCCGGAACATCCTGATGGTGTGTTCTAACCAGGTGCGGCAGAACCTCGACGCAGGCCCATATGGGCAACGGTATATCAGCCCAGGGGGTGAGGCCATCGGGTTCTACTCCAGCCTGCGCCTACGCTGCATATCCGCTCGGAAACTGAAACGCAAGAAGTCCATCCGGGGGAAAGAACACGAACGCACCATTGGGGTGCAGGTGACGGTGGAGGTGTACAAGAGCTCGGTGTGGAAGCCATTCCGCACAGCAGAGCTGTTCATCATCTACGACTATGGCATCGATGACATTCGGGCAAACCTGACGTTCCTCAAGACCTCAATGCGAACAACGACGTACAAGTTTGGGGAGCACGACCTTGGGCGCTCCATCGACGCTGCCATCGCCGCGGTGGAGGAGCAGGGGTTGGAACACGAACTGAAGGAGCACGTCATCACGCTGTGGTCCGAGATTGAGGAAAACTTTTCTAGCGGACGGAAACCGCGGATGGGGTGACGGGCGCCGCCCCTGCATGATCTCAACAAGATCGTTGAAGGCACCAATCACATCGCGATTAGGAGCATACCATGCTAATGAAGGCCTCTGCAGTCACCCCGCCCACAAAGTTGGCGGGAGCAATTGCGCACTACGTCAGGGAGTCTGGCGGGGAGGATCTGGCGCTTCAAGCCATCGGAGCCGAAGCGGTGAACCAAGCAATGAAAGCCGTAGCATATGCCAACAGTTTCTTACGGGAAGATGGGCTTGCCCTGCTTCTACTGCCAAGCCGTATGAGCGTTCCGGGATGCAGTAACGATGGCTTTATCCAGGTGATGCGGTTCGCCGTAGTCGTAGAGCCGGTGACGTTCGGCGCGGATGGACGCCCAGTGCCCCTCCACCGTCAGAGGGTATAACTGATCATCGTGAGCGGCGCAACGGGAACGCGGCGGACGGTTTTGAGGATGCGTGGAGGGAGTTGTAGGGATGGCATTCATCATTCTCCAGGGCGACGCGCTGCACATCCCGCTGGCCGACGAGTCGGTGCAATGTGTAGTGACGTCGCCCCCTTATTGGGGGCTGAGGGCGTACTTGCCCGACGCCGACCCGCTCAAGCGGCACGAGCTCGGCCTCGAACCCGTCCATGACTGCCTGGGTTGGGCGACGGGCAATCCGTGCGGCGAATGCTACGTGTGCCACATGGTCGCCGTGTTCCGCGAGGTGAAGCGGGTGCTGAGACCGGATGGCATCGCATGGTGTAACCTGGGAGATAGCTATGCGGGCAATCACGGCTCCACGGGGGGCAGGCCTGGAGACAAGCAGTGGACGAACGTGGGGTCGCGATTGGGCGCACGGCCCGATGTGCCAACCGGCCTCAAGCCCAAAGATCTCGTGGGCATCCCCTGGCGCGTGGCCTTCGCCCTGCAAGCGGACGGCTGGTGGCTGCGGAGTGACATCATCTGGGCAAAGCCGAATCCCATGCCCGAGAGCGTGACGGACAGACCGACCAAGGCACACGAGTACGTGTTCCTGCTGGCGAAGAGCAAGACATACTTCTACGACGCCGACGCCATCCGAGAGCCGCACAAACCAGCAAGCTTAAGCCGCTATAAGTATGGGCACAATGCGCCCGTTGACCCTACGGGCATGGTCGCTGCGGCATCAAGAACCGGAGCATTCCAGTGTGCACGTATGGGCGATTTTGTCAACCCTCTAGGCCGCAACCGACGCTCAATATGGACCGTCGCCACAGCGCCGTTCACGGGGGCCCACTTCGCCACCTTTCCCCCCGCGCTCGTGGAGCCGTGCATCAAGGCGGGCACGAGCGAGAAGGGCTGCTGCCCCAAATGCGGCGCGCCGTGGGAGCGGGTGGTAGAACGGAGTGCAAGCGGAGCGTACATGGGGAATGTAACTGGAAAGGATGGCGTGCATGGCGTGCTGCGTAACGACACGGCGAAGTGGGCTGGTCGGGTTGGAGAGGTCACGACATCTACGGTCGGCTGGCGCCCCACCTGTTCCTGCAACGCCGGCGAGCCGGTGCCCTGCATCGTCCTGGACCCGTTCAGCGGCGCTGGCACCACCGTCCTCGTGGCCGATAGGCTGAGGCGGCACGGCGTCGGGCTGGAGCTAAAGGCCGAGTACACGCGCATGGGCAGGGACAGAGTGTTCAACGACGCGCCGCTTTTGGCGCTGATGGGGGTGTGACCATGGCAACAGAGGCCGTCGTCACGGCAATGCCCTCATCACCGTTGGGAGTATCATTGCCGCCATCTGGGTGGTGGCCTTACTGGGGGCTTTCCTGCTCAAGCGCTGAGGAGAAAGGGATGGACACTAAGGTTTGTCCGGAGTGCGGGAAGCTCATGGTCAAGGAGTGGGGTGCCCAATTGTCCTCCAGTACACGAACGTCGTGTACCTGCTCCATTGGGAGGGGCAAAAGCGGAGTGCGGTCCTCCGGCTGTGTTCGCATTGTATCCGGAATCTTCACCTGATGCTCCATTCCACTGGGGAGGTTGGGCCTGATGGCAGGTGTTCTGACCAAAGCTGAGCGCGTACAGATCATCACCACGATGACCAGCAAGGAATTCTCCCCGGCCATCACGTGGTATGAACGGGCCTTGGTATGCTATGAGTTGACCGTCCAGGCGTATGAGCAGCGCCTTACGGTATATGAAGCGCAGGAGAGCACCAATGCGATCGGAGGCAGGGCGCCATGGACATCACGGGAGTGGAGATCGCCGGGCAAGATCAAAGCCTAGCTTACGACCCGTATCGGGCGTTGGCCGCTGCCATTGTCCTGCGGGCTGTTCAAGATGCGTTTTCTGGGAACAAGTTTCACCCTAACGCAGGGATGTGTATCGACCGGGGGAGTTGTGCGGAATGTCCCCGTGAGGCGTTTGACTGGCTGATGAGTGAGGACGGCCAGCAGATGGCTGAGTGGGCGGGGATTGATGCGGATGCGATGGTGGAGCGTGTCCGCCAGTTTTGGGCGCAGGGCCTGTACGTCCGCCGAAGAAACAATACCCTTGTGTGGGAGCCTCGGCAGGAGGAGGAAGGATCGTCATGCCAATCAAACCGTCCAGTGCAAAAGCCAAAGGGCGCCTCCTGCAGAACTGGATGTGTCAAAAGATTGCAGACCTCCTGGCCCTCCCGTGGGGAAAGGATGAGATGATTGCCTCCCGCGAAATGGGACAACCCGGCACTGACGTGCGCCTCATTGGGGAAGCGAAGGAGAGATTCCCATTCTCAGTGGAGTGCAAGAATCAGGAAGTATGGTCCGTACCCGCGTGGATCGAACAGGCTAAAAGCAACCAAGCGCCCGGCACGGACTGGCTGTTGGTGCTCAAAAAGAATCGCATTCCCCCCGTGGTCATAATGGATGCGGAGCGATTCTTCACCCTGCTCAAGAGGCTACAACGTGAAACAACTACGCAGTGTGACGATCGAGAACTTCCAGAGTCATAAGCACACGTCCCTGACGTTGGCCCCTGGGACGAATGTGATCGTGGGGGCAAGTGACTCCGGCAAGAGCGCCATCCTCCGGGCGCTGAATTGGGTGGTGACGAATCGCCCCTTGGGGGATGCCTTCCGTTCCGATTGGGGTGGGGAGACGCGGGTCGTCGTGACCACCACGGATGGGCATGTGGTGGAACGAGTGCGCTCGGCCAGCCGGAACGACTACATTGTGGATGGGGCGGTCCTCACGGCGTTTGGCACGGAGGTGCCCCAGGAAGTCCTGGAGGTCCTGCCCCTGGATGCGTTCAGCTTCCAGAATCAGATGGACGCTCCCTTCCTGTTGGCGGCTTCCCCAGGGGAGGCGGCACGGCTATTGAACCGCGCCGCGTCCCTGGATGAGATCGACCTGGTGCTCGCCAACCTCAACCGGACGCAACTGAGCCTGAACCGGGATATCAAGGCCACCCAGGCCCAAGTCGCCACGTACAAGGAGCAGCTGGCGGAATATGATGACCTCCCGGCGCTGGAGGATCGACTTCGACTGGTCGAGGCGGAAGAAGTATCGTACCACACCCGCATGGGAGCGGTGCGTGAGAAGAAAGCCCTCTTGGAACGGGCCAAGGAAGTCACCGCAGAGTTATCCACTTTGCGCTCGACGGCGCCAGCGGAAGCCCTCCTGGCAGCCCTCCAAGAGGCCGTTCCGCACTGGGCGGCGGGGCACGAGCGGCTGATTGCTCTCCGGGCATTGGTCCAGCGCACGAGGCAACTCCAGGGGGCGCTCGCCACGGATGCTCCCCCAGAGCAGGCGGACGCCCTCCTTGACCAGATCGAGGAGGCAGTACCCCGCTGGGCGACTGCCAAGGCGCGCATCGACGCCTGCCGACAGTTGGTGCGCCAAGCGGATCGCCTGTGGGGGGAGATCGCCACCGTGGAGGGGGTGGAGAGGACGGCACAGGAGGAATACCAGCGCATCGCCCCGGATGAGTGCCCGCTCTGCGGCAGCCCGATGCGGCAGGAGGGGCGATGAAATCGCGACGCAGTCCGAAGATATGGCGTCCGGCCGATGCGATCCTAACGGCAGACCTCCACCTGACGGAGGCGACGCCAATCTCTCGCACCGATGACTACATCGCGGCCCAGGCACGCAAGCTCCAGTTCCTCCAGGACCTCAGCCAGGAGCATGGCAACTGCCCGATCCTGTGCGCGGGAGACGTGTTTGACCATTGGCGCGGGAGCCCCTGGCTGGCCACGTGGGCCTATCTGCACCTACCCCACCCACTGGTCACCATCCCTGGCAACCATGACCTCCCCATGCACAACCAGAAGCTGTATCCCCGCTCCACGTTGGCGCTGATGGAAGCCGTGACCAATGGGGATATCACCGTGCTCAAGGGGGATGGGGTCATAACCAACGGGTTGGCGGTGTATGGGGTGCCCTTTGGAGCGCCAATGCCGATCTTCCCAGCAGCGATTGGGGCGGTGCGGCGGATCCTGCTGTTACACGTGCTCGTGTGGCAGCAACGGGGCGTGTATGAGGCGAAGCTCGGTGGGGACACGGCAAAGGAGATCCTCCAGCAATACGGTGAGAGCTTTGACCTCATTGTCACGGGGGACAACCATGAGGCATTCACCTATCAGGAGCAGGAGGGTGGTCCACTGCTGGTGAACCCCGGCAGCATGCTGCGCCGTACAGTGGACCAGGAGGACTTTATCCCCCGTTGCTACCTCTACTATGCTGCGCTGAATGACGTGGTGTCTGTCCCATTTCCAATCGACAGTGGCGTGCACAGCCGGGCGCACCTGGTGAAGCAACAGGCGCGGGATGAGCGCATCGCCGCCTACATTGATCGTATGGGGAAGGAGCAGGGGGTTTCCCTCTCATTCCGGGCGAACCTCCAGGGCTACTTTGCCGCGCATCACACACCATCACGTATTCAGGAGCTGATATGGCAACACTTCGAAGCCGAGAAGATGTAGGGCGACGGTTACTGGTACTCAAGGGGGAGATCGAGAAGCAGAAGGCCCGGCGAGCGCGCCTCCAGGGGGAGCTCGACGCCACGTTGCGCCAACTGAAGCAGGACTATGGGGTGACGTCGGTGGATGAGGGCATGGCCAAGATCGAGGAGGAGGAGAAGGCCCTCCAGAAGATGTGGGAGGGCATCGAGAAACAGCTGGACGAGCTGGAGGAGCTGCTGGCCGATGGCTAACACGCGGGACCTCCGGGCCAGGCTGGAGCGCCTCAAGGGGCAGCGCGACCAACTCGAACACACCATCACCGCCCTGTCGGACCAACTGCGACTGGACAAGCGCCAGGCCAGTCGCGTGCGCCGCGCACTGGAGATCGTCAAGGGGGTGGGCATCGCCACCCAGCAGCAGCTTGAGTACCACCTCACTGAGCAGGTGAGCTTGGCGATGGAGGCCGTGTTCGACGCCCCCTACCGGCTGGCGGTGCACTTTGAGGAGAAGCGCGGACGCACGGAGGTGGCGCTGATGTTCGCCCGCAACGACATGGAATTCCCTCCCATAGGCTCCGCCGGTGGGGGCACCATCGACGTGGCGGCCTTTGCCCTACGGGTGGCCTACTGGTCCATGCGCCGCGACAAGGCCGTGGCATCCATATTGCTGTTGGACGAGCCTTTCTCCCAACTCAAAGGGGAGGATGCCAACCGTCGTGCACTGGCTATTGTCCAGGAATTGTCCCATAAACTGCACCTCCAGATCCTCATGGTGAGCGATGAACGGGTGCCCCGCGACGATATCATTCACCATGCCGATCATGTTTATCTTGCCCAAAAAGACGCCCTACATACCACCCTCACACTGCTCGAAGCCTAACTATTCCCCTCAATGACCATCCGGTATGCCCTAAAATACCGGATGGTTCCCCTCCTTTTCCCCCACACTTTTTAGATTGTTTATTATAAAAAAATGACCCCACCCCCCTAGAAAAGAGTGGAACCCCTATAGACTCCATACATATTGTGCATAAAAGCATATGGTGCATACCTCAATGAATGAATGAATGGTACTATGCGTAAAGGCCCCCCTTACTCGTTGGCTATGGGACATTTTACCTTCAATAGTAGGGAACATGGGGAAACCTAACTATTCCCCTCAATGACCATCCGGTATGAACCTAAATACCGGATGGTTCTTCATTCATTCCCCGCGGTTTACCCTACACTTTTTGAACTGTTTGTTATAAAATTTGCCCTCCACTTCCCTTAGAACAGTCCCGAATCCTAGGGCATTCATCTGATGATCCTGTATCATTCATTCACTATGCAGTACCTTCTATACGGGCTAACAGTATTGGAACCTATATCAGGGATGAATGACTGATTGAATGCGTAAAGTAGTTAGTTATGGGACTTTTTGCCTTCGGTAGTACGGAAGGGGAAGAACGCTTATTTGCTTTCCCGGCTTGCCCTAAATTGGTCCCATTTTGCGCGCGCGCACTAGCGTTGCCTTGGTTGACTTGCCTTGGTTGACTTGCTTTGGTTGCCTTGCCTTGCCTTGGTTGACTTGTCTTGGTTTGGTGCGCGGGGCACCCGGCGCAGCCGCAAGGGCGCGGCAAGCGGGCGGGGCAAGGTGAAAGTAAATTATAAGTAAATTTATACCCGAAAACCCTTGACATTCTAGGCACTCTAGGGTATATTAAAGAAAAAACAGTGCGGTCGGGAAGGGAAGGGGCCGAGGAGGGGCCCCGCAGGGAGGGTGGGAGCACCTTAAAAAACGAAGAGCTGGGTGACAGGGATAGTCATTGCCGAAACCCTGGTCAGTGCAGTCTTTGTCGTTTGCAGTGACCAGTGGTCCTCCCTGGGTTGACCGCCAGGGAGCTGATGAGGCGGGTCAAAACACACGAGGAGGGACACGGAAATGGAGCAGTACATCCGCACCAACAAGTTCGAGGACATCAACCTGGACATCGACCACATGGACATCGACCTGGGTACGGAGCAGTACATCCGCATCAACGACGACGGCGAGCGCGTCGTAGATTACAAATTGCTCGACATTGCAACCTACGCAAATCTGTTAATCGACGTCGAGGATCTCGCTGAGGATATCCAGCTTGACCTGGACGATGCCGATTTCTCCGACGCGGAGAGATGTGAGGCCTGCAACAAGGCGGCAGTAGACGCCATCAGCTCGATGATGGATGCCAAAATTGAGCCTGACACCAAGTCCATGCTCATCGAAGTGCTGGAGGAGGCATTGCTGGCCAAGTACCACCTGGCGTAGGTTTCGCCAGGCAAAGCAATGGTGGGCCACGCATACCTATTACACAGGGAGGATGACATGAACGAGCAGGAATTGGCAGCCTGGATGGCAAGCTGGGAGAAATTCGAGCCGGTGACTCACCAGTGCGTTCAGTGTGGTGCGGATGTGGTACAGACGGGCCCGGAGGTGCCGCCGTGTGTGCTGTTCGGGCCTGGCTGGCTGTGCCCTGAGTGCAGGGCCCGACGCGGCGCTGAGGCGCTGCGGCGCAGCCATGAGGCGGGGCGCAGGGTTGCCGCAGAACTGGCGCTGTGGGAGGCTCGTGACGCCTGGGAGCGCGGTGAGAACTAGCTAGTTTGCACACAATGGTGGGCTGCGCATACCAACCACGCAGGGAGGATATCATGATGGCAAGACTAGAGTATCGCGTTTACCATCCGTTCTGCGCCGGGCGTTCGTGGTTCGCTACGTCGAGCCCTCGGGCCGCCTATTACATGGCGCGCCGCTATGCGCGCCAGTATCGGCGCTGCGGCATTCGACAGTCAGTCGCCATGATGAGAGTTTGCAACGGCCAGTACGGGCTGTGGATTGACGCGCCGGTCACGCGCTGGGTTTCCGCCTAGTCTACTCACTATGGGCGCGCCCAGTGCGACTGGGCGCGCCACACACACAAGAAGCGAGGGAAACATGACGACCAAACGAGACGCGGCGCTAGTGCGCCATTATGCGGCACAATTGGGACTCACCGTGAACGAGTACACAAAAGGCAAGACGCCCCACTTTATCTTTTTGCGCAGACGTGCGGACGGTTATCTTGAGCCTGCTGGCGCTACTCTGGCTGACTATGACATCGCAGGCGCTAACGCTGCCGTTGCGTGGCTTTCTGGCTTTGCCATTGCGACGCGGATACACCAGGAAGTTTAATTCCTACTAACCACTAGGCTTAACGTGGAGGGGCGGAAGCCCCTCCACAAACCGAGCAGGAGGCTAACGATGAACGACGAGCAGAGAATCGAGCAGCTGGCATTTGATATCTATGATGAGGTGTACGGCCACCTGGACGACAAGCGTCACAAGTCACAGTATGTCTCTGAGATATACGACTGGCTCGCCAACGGCGACATCGAGGGGCGCAGCATCGAGGACTTAGTAGAAGAATGGCGCGAGTATACAGCCGAGGATGAGGAGGTTTAACGATGAACAAGAGCAAGTGGTACAGCTGCGTTGATTGCGGGGCCCAGCTGGGCCTCGCACCCGGTGCCGATGGACGTGGGCCTCAGTGTGGCGTCACATTCTGCCCAGGCTGCGGCGCGATGTATCGCTGGGATTTTTGGCGGCTGAATCGCTACCAAGGCGACACTGGTTCAATCTATGAGCCACGACTAGAGCGTCACGGTGGCGCAGGGCAATAATGATGAATGGTGGGCCGCGCATACCAACCACGCGGAGGAGGATACCATGGAGTACACGAGAGAGGACGCCAGTCACCCACTTTTGATCATCACTATATCGTGCAGTGATTCACCATCAGCAGCCCTTATTTAGGTTTAGGGCACACAAAGGAGGCAGTGAGATGGAGCGGTTGGCATATTCCCCAATTATTGACGGCCGCGTCATTCACGGGCTTGAGGTGTATGCCTATGACTACGAGGAGGCCAGGGAGCTGATGGCCCAGGCGTTGACCCGCACGGACCGGCGCCTGTGGGAGAGGCAGGGCAGTTTCGTGAGGGAGATGGGGCAGCCGGATTGGGAGCCCAAATACCTTCCCGACGGTCGCCTCAATCCAAAGGGCATCCGCAAAGTTCAGATGTACGTGCTCTAACAGCCGAAACGGGGCACCTGCAGAGTGCCCCGTCACGCCAGAGTGACCACCTGGCGTCTGAATGAGGCAGGTCAACATACTGAGGAGGGACAACATGGAACGCCAATTTCTGATCCGTCACCCAGGGTACACTCGCAGCAGGCTGTACGCAGCCGTGATCGTTGGGGAGACCAAGAGCCAGTGGAAGGCTCACCAACTGGACAGTGATGGGAACGACACTGGGAAGGAGATCAGAGTCAACAAGCGCACAGGGAAGGAAGTGGGGACTCGCACGCACTGGCGCCTTTTGTCAGACCCCACGAACTTGGCAGAGATGCTGGCTGCTGATCGTGCCCGTTGGGAAGAGGAGCAGGCCAAGCGGGACGAGCAGCTGGCACGCCGGGAAGCCAAGATCGCACAGGCCAAGTCGGCAGTCAAGCTCACGGGGTGGGTGAGTGAGGAGTTGGGCATCGCCAAGGCCGAGTGCATCACCCCACGCAGTGGCCTGGTGGTGATGGTGTACACCGTGGAGGACCGGTCGAAGCTGTACGGTGCCCCTGGAGTGACGGTGCGCATCACTGGGTACTACAAAGATCCTGGGATGGGTGGAGGGAGCACCACTTCCACTGGCCCGGATGTGGAGACCGCACTGGCAACCTACTTGGCAACCTGGCATTGGGACTGACAGCCGAAATGGGGCACCTCCAGAGTGCCCCGTCCAGTGGAGGTGACCGCTCCACTGCTGATGAGGCAGGTCAACATACTGAGAAGGAGGGACAACATGAGTGAGTTTCAGTTTGCGGGCACCGTCAGCTGGGGCACCATGCGGGAGGCCGACCTGGCTCCCAAGTTCATGGAAGTGCTGGAGGTGCTGGCGCCTGATCGTGCCAAGGAGATACGTGCGGAATATGAGGACGTGTTCACTGCCGTGGAGGAGGCCGGTGGGTGGGACGAGTTCATGGACGCCCACGCCTTTGACAGTGACGTGCTGGAGGCGGTGAGCTACTTGGTGTGGGAGGCGCTGTATGATGCCCTGAACGACTGCGCGCCTGTGGGCATGTACTTTGGCAACACTGAGGGTGATGGCAGTGATTATGGCTTTTGGATCCTTGAGCCTGAGGAAGACTAACAGCCGAAACCGGGTGCGCCCTTGGCACCCGGTTCAACCTGAGTGACCGTCAGGTTGCTGATGAGGCAGGTCAAAAGACAAAGACTGAGGAGGCAGTGAGATGAGTGAGCAGGCAGTGAGTGGGCTGGTGGTGATTGTGGCGGAGCCTGAACCTGAGGAATACTACTATTTCAGCCACTTTGATGATAACGATGCCCCGGTGTGGGTTGATGACAAGGCTGATGCGCGGGTGTTCCCGGTGGGGTACACACAGGCTGTGGCCAAGTCAGTACTGCGCCAGGTGAAGCAGTGGCAGCGATCAGTGTGTAAGGGCAGTGAGTTGGGCATTGACCTGATGTACGTGTGACAGCCGAAACCGGGTGCCACCAGTGCACCCGGTCCACCGTCACTGACCATGATGGTGCTGATGAGGCAGGTCAACATACTGAGAAGGAGGGACATATGGAAGAGCAACTTACACATGCCCTAGAACAGGCACGAGCAGACCTGGCCGAGGTGGAAAGCTGGATACTCTCAGTGGGTAGTCAAGCCCCATGGACGCGCAAGGCTCACGAGTTGCGTGCACAAGTGTCGTCATTGGAAGCGGAGTTGGCCGGGCTCCCAGAACCACTCCCGAAAGTGGTGGATCTGGACCTGGTCAAGACGGCTGAGGATGCAGTGAAACAAGGTTTGGACATCGAGTACACCAAAGGGAAAGGTAAACAGACAGGGATCCGGTATTGCACCGTCTATGTTCCACGTCACACCATCCTCAAACATGATGGTATGGTACGGGAAGTGGTGGGATTGTTCCGATCACATCCCACGCCTGTAGGAACGCCGATCAACTGGACCGTCGCAACACGACGCTTCTCGTTCAGTGGTCGCACCATTCAGGATCTCGATCTGGAAATTGCTTCTTGGCGCAAGACGATGGTGGGCACAAGTGCCCCCATGGACGCACAAGCGGAGCTGGATCGGTTGGAAAGGCAGCGTGAGGCGATGTCCCGAGCAATGGGCAGCACTATCTAGTCAAGACGGAGGACTAACACAATGGCTGAGATCACAGTTACGAATTGGCGGCGGTCGCGTGCGTTCGGGTTCGGGTGGTCGTCTATCCCGACAGGCCACGGCACCGAGATCGAGACGCCCAAGCGGCCCGACTACACTGGCACAGTGCGACAGGTGCAGGAGGCGATCCAAGACGATCGGGCCCTTGCAGCCACGGTACGCGGCGGGGTGTACCATTCGCGGGTGTGGTTCTACAAGGGGCGGCGCATTGTGGCAACGCTATGGGGTGACACTTGGAGAGATGGCTTTGCCTTTCTCTGGCTTGATGGCGACAACGATCCTGACGTGACAATCAAGGTTGAGGACTAACTACCAGGGACAACAACCTGCAGCCCTGGCCAGGAGGGACACACAATGGACAAGCTGAACGACGAAGACCGACAGATCGCAGAGCAGTTGATCGAGCAGGCAGTGGTAACCCCAGTGTCAGACCGGCTGCTGCGAATATGGTTGGAGCGGCACCATGGGATCCGACGATTCTCCCGCCAAGCGACAGTCATCGTGATGGCTGTCCGTCAGGCACTGAGGGACCAGAAAGGGGCGCCGGTCACCAGTCGGGAGGCACGGCTGCGGGCCAAGATGGAAGAGTATCTGGCACTGGGTTACAGCGCCGAAGAGGCACGGCGCATGGCCAAAATGCTCAAGTAGGAGGAGGCGATGGGTTGGTTGAGGAAGCTCCGGGAGAGAACGCGGAAGGTGCCCGTCCCTGGGGGCAAGCGGTCAGTGGACCGCCACGGCCCACGGTATTTTGTGTACGAGGAGGGTGGGCGCCGCTGGGTGACCTACCGTGGGGAGGAGACGTATGCCTTGATCGCCGCAGCGCTCACCAAGCGCCGATGGAAGTAAAGGAGGGCACCGTGAAAGCCCACGAGGTGTACCGTGGGGAGAAGCAAACGCTGCTCAAGCCGAAAAGCACCAAGCTGCCGCCGGAGGTGGAAGGGGAAGACACCGACGCCTGACGACAGGCCCGTGACGACATGCCGCAGGAGGGGCACGATGAGGGCAATCTACGCAAACGGCAGTGTGCTCCCATTTAGGACAGACCTCGAGCCAGAGGATTACTTGGCGTTCATCGACCCACTCGTTGCCCAGCTGCGGGACGGGGCAGAGATGGGAACGGTGGGGTACCTCCTCCTGTTGAGGACCGCTGCTGCGGCTTTCTTCCGCAGCGGCTTCGAGTATGAGGCGCAGGAATACCTCATTGCTGCAATCCTGGAGGACCGCGTGCTAGCAGACATTGCCGCTAACAACTAGCCAGAATAAAGTACAAGGAGGAGCCTATGGACGACCGGTGATTGGGTGGATCAGACTTTGAGATGAATTCCAAAAGGAGAATACAGACATGGCGCACGAGCTGTTTGGAAAACGGTTCTATGGCAAGCGGGAGCCCGCCTGGCACGGGCTGGGGAAGGTGTTCGAGCACGAGCCGACCGCGGTGGAGGCGTTCCAGGAGGCCGGTCTCAACTACCACGTGGGCAAGCACCCCCTCTTTGCGTACATCAACGGCAACTATGAGCTCATTGAGGACCAGTTCGCCCTGGTGCGGGAGGCCACCGAGGACGATCCGCAGAACCGCATGTTCGGCGTGGTAAGCAACCAGTACCAGGTGCTGAACAACATGGACATTGCCCCGATCGTGGACCTACTGTCCAAGGAGTGGCCCATCGAGACGGTGGGCGCGCTCAAGGATGGGCGCACCATCTTTGTGACGCTGAAGGCCGACCTGGCCGAAGTGGCCGGTGAGGAGTTGGCCAAATACTTCCTGCTCACGGACACCAAGGATGGCCGTGGAGGCGCAATGCGGTTGGCCTTCACCCCCATCCGCGTGGTGTGCACCAACACCCTCACCACCGCGATCTCCGGTGCCCGGGACCAGTTCTCCCTGTCCCACACGGGGAACCTCCAGGCGGACTTGAACAGGGCGGTGGAGATCATCGCCGCGTCCAAACGCGCTGAGAAGGATGTACTGGAAACCTTCCGCTACATGGCGCAGTTCAAGGCGGAGGTGGCCCAACTCCAGACCCTCCTGGATGCCGCCTATCCACTGCCCAAAGTGGGGCGCTGGGAGCGGTTCAAGGATGACCTGGAGGACTTGGACGTGAGCAAAGCCGTAACGGAGCGGGTGCTCCAGCAGCACGAGAAGCTGGAGGCCCGGCGCCAGGTGCGCATGCGGTTGCAGGAGGGCGCAAAGGAACTGTACCAGAAGTTCTGCGACGAGCACACGGATCTGGCGCAGACCCCCTGGGCGATGTACAACGCCATTGTGGAGTTCGAGGACTTTCGCAATGGCTGGTCAGGCAGGGAGGGAGAGTCCTTGCTGTTCGGCCAGCGTGCTGAGCGCAAGGCCAAGGCATTCGCCGCAGCGGTGAAGGTGATGCGCGGTTCCTGACGCACATCAACGCACGGGGGAGGGGCAGCCCCTCCCCATCATCCTATGAGGAGACAGACAATGAAGCTCTACATCGGCCGGGACCGCATCTACACCTCCCACTGGGAACCTTCCCGCCGCCCACGTCTGCGCCGGGTGCTGGAGCGCGTGCTACAGATCACGGTCCTGATAATCATGCTGGTTGTTGGAGGGATGGCCATCTGGCTGGTCTCCACGGACACAGACACCCTGCGCCTGACGCTCATCGTCGCGGGGTTGCTTGCTGTGGGGGCGATGGCGAAAGGGATGAAGCACTGATGGATCCAAACAACGACGCTGAACGGGCACGCTCCCCAACCTACCCAGTGCAGATCGTATGCGCCTGGTGCGGGAAGCACCTGCGCACAGAACGATGGGTGTGGGATGCGGGTGTTAGTCATGGAATGTGCAAAACTTGTCGAGAACGCATGGAGGGAACACATGGCACAGGAAAAGAAGCAGGTATTGTTCGCGACCGTTGAGCCTGCGGTCAAGGAGAAGGCCGAGCGCCTCGCGCACTACCACGGGTACAAGAGCCTGACGGCAGTGATCATCGCCGCCGTCGAGCACCTGTACGCCCAAGAGACCAAAGCGCGCCCACCCCTGGAGAACGAGAATACTGAATTGTCCTCGTAGATCACTGATGCCTGAACATATCACTACCCATCGCCACACTCATCGCGATGGAGAGGGAGGAGGGGCTATGGCCGACGACGTGACGCTGCTGGCGTGCAGGTGTGGGGCAGAACCTATCTTGGTGCATATGGGTTACTACTGCTACCGCGTGCGCTGTGAGGCGTGTGGAGAGGTGTCTACCATACATGCGACTGCGGCGATAGCGCGCAAGAAGTGGAATAAGGAGCGCATGGCAGAGGTCGCCCTGGCTGAGAGAGATGCGCACATCGCGGCGTTGGAGGCCGAGCTTGCCCGCCTGCGCCCGCTGGCAGCGGTGATCGAGGCGGCGCAGGCGTTTGCCAAGGCACAGCAGGTCATCTGGGATACGCCTGTGACGGAACGCACCCGCGCACTTTTTGAGGCAGAGCTACAGGCGCGACTCGCGTTGCTCGATGCCGCCCTGCATGCCGCCAAGAAAGAGAACAACGATGCCGAAACGTTCTACCGCAATCCGCAGACCCACCGAGGACGCCGCATTGGGGCACATCACGCGCAAGGAACGGAAGAAAGGCATGTTCCACGCCAATGAATCAGAACAGATGCCGAAGATGAACACGTCCGAAGAACGTGCGGATGCCACATCATAGGAACGTGACGAGCCTTACTGCGCAAAGGAGGAACGCTGGTAAGGCTCGTCACGTCGGTAGTGGTCTACTTCTTCTGAGCTTTCCTGACCTGATCGGCCTGGTGGATCGTGTCATAGAAGCCCATGGCGGTCATCGCCACCAACAGGCCACTGACCACGACGAGGCCCCAGGAACCCACCCCTGGGAACATCTGGCCGAGCTTGGCCAGGAAGCTCAGGAGGAGCCCGACCCCCAGCGCCACGACGATCTGCGCCTGGTCATTCTCCTTGAGCTGTGGGAACAGCCGCTTGATCACTTGGACAAACCCGGCCACGAGGACCGTCGCTGGCACCCCGTACAAGATAAAGTCCTCTGCCATGGCACCCCCTTCTTCACCCTCCGAATACCACCGGGAGAACGCACGACAACACGTACATCGCCGCCCCAATCGCTATGGCCGTGAGCACGCCCTGCGCCACTTTCCTGGAAGTCTCCTTGTGGGCCTCGTGCTCCATCACGTGGGTGCGGAGCAGGACGTGGTCGTCCCGCACGCACAGCAAAAGCACCCGCCCCCATTCCGGCGTGTCCGGCTCCCGGATGGCCTCGTCTATTGCCTGTACTATCCCGTTCTCCCGTGGCATTCTGCCCCTTCCGTACTCGCTAGATCGTACTGCGGAAACAGTGCTCAGTGCACTACCGGCTCACTGTACTCATGCTCCACGCCCCGTTCTGGCGTCCAAGACCACAGGTGCCACATCTGGCGCTGGACGTCTAGCCCCCACTGCCACGTCGCCCCATCCTGTTGCCACTCGTCACTCTTCACCTCCTGTCCTGCCGCTTCAATGGCCTTCCTCAGGGCCGCGCCAGGGTTGTAGCGCAGCTTGTGCCGCCGTGCCTCGGTCAACCACGCCGCCGTGAACTTGGTCGGGGGGCTGACTGGGGTGGGCATCGGCGTGGGCACCCTGGTAACTGCCCTGAGCGTGGGCTCGGTATTGGGAGCCCTGAAAAAGCTCTTTTACTCCCGGG